TGTACTTACAAAATAATTCTATTCAAGACGCAGTAGATTTATAATAATTAATTAAGTGTGGGCTTCGGCCCACACAAAATTTAACAGGAGAAAACATATGTCAGGCGGCGGATCATTTTCAAGCGACCAAACAACCTTAAACATGGCTGTAATCGGAGCTGATACTTTAGCAAGAGCAGGTAGAGCTAGAATTACTTCTATTCAAGCAAAAGGAATAGCAAGTGCTCAATTAAAATTACATAATGCAGCAACTGCAGGAGCAGCGGCAGCAGGTAATTTAGTAGCAACATATAATTTTGGAACTGAAGGTTTAGAAGTTTATGTACCAGGTTCTGGAATTTTATTTACAGACGGAATTGTATATAATTTAGTAGGTGCAGCAGGAAGCGCTACAGTAACTATTACCGGCGGATAAGGTTTATACATGGCGACTATTACTTACACAGTTACGGTTGCAACTGGAACGAATCAATATAGTGCTAATGCAGATAAGTTCTATATTAACGGAGAAGTTAGTCCGGTTCTAGAATTGCAAGAAGGTAATACTTACATCTTTAATCAAGATGATAATAGTAATACGGGTCATCCTTTAAGATTTTCAGCAACAGCAAATGGAACTCATGGGACAGCCCCAGGTGGAGCCGCTGGAGTTGAATATACTACAGGCGTAACAACTTCTGGAACTCCAGGAACTGCAACAGCTTATACACAAATTGTCGTCGGTCCAGTGCAAACTGTAGGCGCTCCGGTTTTATTTTACTATTGTTCAGTTCATAGTGGTATGGGCAATACTGCTCTTACAACTCCTCCAACTTCAGGTGAAACATTTTTTAATCCATCTATGGATGAGATTATAGAAGAAGCATATGAAAGAACAAATATTAGAGGAACTAGAACAGGTTATCAATTAAGATCTGCAAGAAGATCATTAAACATAATGTTTCAAGAATGGGCTAATAGAGGAATTCATTTATGGAAAATAAAATTAGCTAAAATACCTTTAGTTCAAGGTCAAGCAGAATATAGTTTTGCAACAGACTCAACAAATTTTCCAAACGATTTAGACGAAGTATTAGAAGCTTATTATAGAAATAATTCTGATGCAACAGCTCCTCAAGATATTGCACTTACAAAAATAGACAGATCACAATATTCACAAACACCAAACAAATTAACTCAAGGTACACCTTCACAATATTACGCACAAAGAAAATTAAATCCTAGTATATTTTTATATGCAACACCAAGTTCAAGTATATCAGATGCAACTACACCAAGTAATTATCAATTTTGTTTTTATTATATGGCAAGAATTCAAGACGCAGGTGCTTACACAAATACAGCAGATGTAATTAATAGATTTTATCCATGTATGATGTCAGGTCTTGCTTATTATTTAAGTATGAAATTTGATCCTGAAAGAACACCCGCGTTAGAAAGAATTTATGAAAGTGAAATGTTAAGAGCATTAGATGCAGACAACCAAGGTACATCTAGTTTCATTTCACCACAAACATTTTATGGGGATGGTGTATAATGGGTGGCTACGCACGAGGTAAACACGCTTTAGCAATTTCTGATAGATCAGGAATGAGATTTCCATATTCTGAAATGGTTAGAGAATGGAATGGTTCTTTAGTTCATTACTCAGAGTTTGAAGCAAAGCAACCACAACTTGATCCAAAACCAGTTGGATCAGATCCACAAGCTTTATATAATCCAAGACCACAGAGATCATCTACACCTGTTTTAATTTTATTAGAAAATAATCCTTTTGAAATTATTATTAATAGTGTTGACGGTAATACTTATGTAAATGTTTATTCAGAAGATCATCAAAGAAAAGCAGGATCAACTGTAAGATTTAGAGGACCACCAGAAGTAATTACTGCTGGACCAGGTGGTGATAGTGAGGATACTCCAAATTTACAACAGTTTGCACCGATCCCTACTATAAGTGGAGTAAGTGATATTGATTCAGCAAACGGTTTTACAATTCAATTAGGACAAATAGATAAGTATGGAATTGTAACTGGTAATACTACTAACGATGTGTTAACTAATCCTATAAATTATTTTTATTTCCAAAGTGCAGACAATGCTACTTTGCATGGAGTAAAAGGAGGCGGTTCAAATTGTTCAGCAGGACCCGTAACATTAAAGGGATTATAATATGGCATACACATTAGCAAATTTAGAAAATGACATTAGAAATTACACAGAAGTAGACAGCACTGTATTTAGTTCTGATATTTTAAAACCTATCATTATAAATGCTGAAAATAAAATTTATCGAGAAGTAGATTCTGACGAAGACAGACACTATGCAACTTCCAACACTATTAGAGAAAACAGATATGTAACTATACCTTCTGATTTAAGATTTATTAGATACGTTCAATTAACTAATACCGAAGGTGATCAATTTTATTTAGAGCAAAGAGACACTAGTTTTATGGCTGAATACTACGCTACACCTAGTACACAAGCTGTAGGAATACCAAAATATTATGGTAACTGGGATACAGAATTTTGGGTTATTGCTCCAACGCCTGATAAAACTTACAAAATTACATTAGCTTACAATAAAGAGCCTGTTAGTATAACAGATACAGTTAATCCTGCAGGTACACCTGCAGCTACAAATGGAACTTATTTATCAAATAAATATCAAGATTTACTTTTATATGGATGTTTGGTAAATGCATATGGATACTTGAAAGGACCTCAAGATATGATACAATACTATAATCAAGCTTATGAAAAAGCTCTGATGTCGTATGCGATTGAACAACAAGGTCGAAGACGCCGAGACGAATATCAAGATGGGGTTGTTCGTACTCAACTTAAATCCGAGTCACCATCAAGTTATTAATAATTAAGGAGAAAAAATAAAATGGCAAACATAGTACCTTACTCATTCGCACAAGAATTGTTTAAAGGAAATCACAACTTTACAACTGTTTCTGGTGCATCAGCTGGTTACAAAATTTCGCTGTACACAAATAATGGTGGTAATGTTGGAGCTTACACTGTCAATAGTACAATTGCATTAACAGGTCCCTCTGGTGGAGGAGCACCTAATTATGAAGTTGCTACAACAGGCGGAACTCAATATTCAGCTCAATCATTAGTTACAGGAACAGTTGCAAATCAAACAAACGTTGCAACAGTAGATTTTTCTACTAACCCTGTTTGGGGTTCAGGAACACCTGCAACTTTTACAGCTAGAGGAGCAGCTATTTATAAAAATACTGGAACTCCCGCTGATGATTTGTTAGTTGTAGTTTTAGATTTTGGTGCAGACTTTTCATGTTCAAATGGAACTTTTACAGTTACATTTCCAGATCCAGCTACAGGAACACCTGCTGGTTCAGATGCATTGTTAAGTATAACATCGTAATAGGAGTAAAAAATAAATGGCGTTAGTGTTAAATGACAGAGTTAAAGTAACTAGTTCCACATCTGGTACAGGTGCGTTCGCACTTGGTGCAGCAGCACAAGGTTTTGAAACTTTTGCAGTTGGTATTGGAAACAGTAATGAAACTTACTACGCCGCTTACGAAAATGGTACTAACAATTTTGAAGTTGGTCGTGGAACTTTAGATGGCACAAGTGCAAATCTTGCACGAACAGAAGTTATCTCTAGTTCTAATTCTGACAACTTAGTAAATTTTACCGGTAATACATTAGATGTATTTTGTACATTGCCTGCAAGTAAGGCAGTATATTTAGATGCATCAGGTAATCCAGTAGGAGCAGCAAGCTCCGGTTTTGCATTAGCAATGGCCGTGGCGTTATAGATAGGAAAAAAATATGGCACAAAATTTTAGAAACGATTTACAATCAGCAGTAGGAACAGGAGCACAAACTCTTGTAACTGGAGCTAATTATGATGCAGTTATAGGAATTAGATGTTGTAATATTTTAACTTCTACAATTGAAGTTGATGTTTACATTATCAATAGTGGAAATAAATATCTTGCAAAAGGTGTTGTTATTCCACCAAACTCTGCAATAGAATTAATTCAAGGTGGAGCGAAGATTGTTTTAAAATCAGGCGATGTATTAACGGCGGTTTCAAACACAGCTTCAAGCTGTGATATTGTTACGTCATACATTAGTCAAATTAGTTCTTAGGAGGAATTATGAGTGCAGTAATAAACGGAATCCAATATGTTGGAGGTCAAACAGCTCCAAATGAATTTATAAATAATCAAGCGGCCACGATCGA